GCCATGATCTCACGCGTACCATCAAAGTGCTCAGTACGTACGTGGTCAGGCTTATACCAGAGATGTGGGAATGCTTTCTGATAGTCTTCGAATGTTTTACGACGAACCATCATAAAGCCAGTACCAATCTCAAGAACCTCTACTGGTTGGTTGAGAGGGATCTCACGTTGAGTGGTCTTAGGGTTGAACACATAGTCACCAACATACTTCTCAAGACGGTTTGGATCTTCATCAGCCATACCCTTGTCAACTGCTTGCTTAATCTTCTCCCACGAGATACACTTTTTAGGATACGGACCACCAATAACATCATATGGACTTGCATCATCCTGCATTGCAAGTAGAGCAATGACATCTTGTGGATTGAATCCAATATCACTATCAATGAACATCAGATGGGTTGCACCTGAGCGCATGAACTCGTCCACGCAGTAATTACGAGCACGTGTGATTAGAGACTCGTTAAACAAGAAGAACATCTGAAGCTGAATGCCGTGTTTAGTACACACAGCAGACAGGTCGGCAACAGAACGTGTAAACATACCGGCACACTGTCCACCGTACATTGGAACTGCTAGGAACAGCTTACGCTTTTGCAATTCCTCAATACTTACTTGTAGTTTGAAACCTTCATTCATTGTATAGCTCCTTGTGTATATTTTTTATCATGCTCACTTTTCAAACCATATGAGCCATTGTACTCAGATAATGCTTCTGCTTTAAAGAGTAGGAACTGTGCTACACGTGTTCCCTTCTTAATCTTTACTGGACCACCACGTACATGCAATGCACCAGCCATAACGCCATGATATCCAGAATCATAGAGGCCAGAGGTAATGAATACTCCATTGCGATTCAATGTTGATCGGGTAATAACCCAACCAGCCTCATCAGCACCAACATGAATAATGTTCTCCATTACTACTTCGTAGGTACCCTCATTCAAATGATACCAGCCGTCTTGATCTGGTAACCACTCGTATGTACCACGATGTTTCTTTGAATCATTGTCAATAACAAATTCAGCATTATTCATAGCAAATACTTTATCCAAACGAAGGTCAATCGCATTAGGTTGCGAATCACCATCTTGTGTATTTGTCAAAGAAGAGTTACTATTAGTTCCTAGAATGTGAATCATGATAATCTACCCTTTCATAAGCATCACGAATATCTTGTTGCGCAACAAACTTTCCTTCTTTCATCATTTTTTCAAGCCGCTGTGCTTGATCTTGCTCCTGGTTAGCATACATCATTAGAATGATATAGTGAATGGCTTTCAACAAGTCTTTCTTGTTCTTACCATCCTTCTTACCATACCGGCACAAGTATTTGATAGCTGTGTCGCGAGCAGTTGATTCAAGTGAACCAAGAGATTCCCAAACATCAACTACCTGAATGTCTTTAGCAACATAGTGCTCACCGTACGTACCATCAAGATATTTTTTAATGTCATTAAGATAGACATCTTCATTGTATTTGTAATCAGGCATCATCACTCTCCGTCAGGTACATCTGAATGTAATTGTCGATTATACTCTTATTAATGATTGCAGTCAACACACCTCTCTTATTTTCATAATCGAAGTTAACCTCTTCCTCGTATTTGCCATGCAATAGACCAGTTGGAGAGCTGTCGAATGTCTTGCCAGCATGAAGACCAAGCCAGATAGCAGCGCTACTATCCCACGTGTCAATGTATTCCTTAAAAGGTTCCATCAATCTAATCTCACCAGGGCCATCAAGCATACCGAGCATATGCAACTTCTTGCCATTCGCTTTAATCTTATCAAGAACTCCACAATCACGCAACTCTTGCATAAACATGAAACGACTTACGAATCGTTGTAGTTTATTACCTTTCTCAACTGCATAAGCATTAGGAATAGCTAGAATCGATACCCCAATGTAGTCTACGTGATCAGATTCTGCTGCCCACTCAAATCCATTGAACAAATCATTCTTATCACCAATCTTTGACTGAGGACAGAAGAATGTACCAAACCCTTCTTCTCTCAGTTGTGGTGCTAGTTGCTCTGCAGCTTTGATAGTCTTAGATCCGTAATCGTTTGGATAGTCAGACATCACAACATAATCGGCATTGACTTTCCTTGCCATGTTAATTAAGTTGTGAATATCGTACATTGGTCTGTTTTGCTTGTACATCTCAAAAGCTGAGTTGTCAAGAATCAATGTACTACCGTTCTTTTGTTCATTAAGATAGAAGTCCACGTATTCAGGACTCTTTTCAACAAGATGAGCAAGTAGAAGGTGTGTTGATGCTCCTTTTAGAGTATCAAGATGAGGGATGGGTGCAATGTGACAAAATGTAGCCATAATTATTTCCAATCAGCAAGTTGAGCTTTAGTCATATCAATACGCGTACCAGGACTCAGTGTCATGTCTTTCTTGTAGACAAGAGTACAACCGTTTTCATTATCTTCACTGACGTTGATAGTGCAGTTACGACCACGATAGGTCTCTTGAATATAGGTGAGGAGTTCTCTAGCAATCATCTCACAGGACATATTATTAAGTTGAAGAGTGCCTGTAGTATATAGGCCTTCCAACTCTCGCTTCAGCAAAATAAATTCTACATCGCGATTATCGTGAAACACTTCCAGCTCTACTCGAAAGTGGAACATATGTCGATGTGGATGAGATAAGAATGATACCTCTTTAAGTTTAGGATCGTCTGCTGCAGCCGGGTACTTGTGGATACCCTCTTTTTGAAATGTTACCCAAATGCTAGTTGTTATCATATATTATCCTCTCAAGCAAACCTACCTTTGTAAATGAACGGAGTGACAGTTACCTCATCTCGCATTGCATCATACGGAATTCCTGGTGGCAATCCAAGACGTGTGCGACGTATGTCAATGATGAACACAGCTCTTCGTTTATCTGTACAGTTCCATGCGCTATGAACTTTTTGATTATTAAATGCAAATATATCATCCCAGTAAACTACTTCACCAGCAGCTTCAAAGAAAACCTCTCCCTCTGGAATAATAAGCGGAATGTGGACTCGTATATACTCCCCAGATCGATTCTCTATACCGGTGTGCCTATGAATAACAGTATCTGGTTCAATCGTACTATAGTTACTAAGCGGACAATCATCACCATAATATTCCGTCAGGGCAACAGCCGTAGGAAGATATTGTCGTAGTTCATCATCAGCGTCAATCACCATTGTTTCGTGACGATACTTTAGAGAGATAGATTTCCAAGTACCGGGTCTGTCTAGCAGGTGGTCGACGTTTCCTTGATATGTGTTCTCCCCTACTAACTTTTCTTTTGACGGATCCGGTTGAATTACTTTAACATGATAGTTAATATATTCATCCCTCAACTGGTCTGCAAGAGACATCATGTACTCAGCATCTTTAGGAAAGTCTTCTCGTTTAAAAATATTCTTCGTCATTTATTTGGTTCCTTTGACACAAGTGAAGGGAGGGTAAGAATCTTCATCTCGTACTTTATCATAAGGTCGGCCTGGAGGCAACCCTAATCTGTTGCGTCTGATATCAATCAGAAATACCAATCTCCAAAACGGAGTGTGGTTGTGTGCGCTATGAACAATCTCGTTGTTGAATGCAAATATATCATCCCATCTAACAATCTCTCCACCAACCTCGAAAAAGATATCACCTTGAGGTACAATGAGTGGGATATGAACTCTCACAAACTCACCGGACCGATTTTCAGGACCAGTGTGTCTGAATATACAAGAGTTTGGTTTGATTACGCTATAGTTTGCTATTGGACAATCATCACCATACTGTTCAACTAGTTTGATAGCTGTTTTAAGATGTACGGCAGATTCTGGTGTTGCTGATACATTGAGGTTATCAAAAACATATTTGATAGGAGTTGATAGCCAATCGTCAACGTTGTTTAGGATATCTGCTGCTTGAGGTATTGTGTGACCTTCTTTGAAAGATCCGTTGACATAGTCCGGGCTGAACTGCAAGAAATCGTGCGTGAGTTGTTCACGGAACGACATGAAGTAATCAGCATATTGGCCTAGATCTTCTCTTCGGTATATGTTTTTAATTGTCATTGTGCCACCTCTTTCTAAGTTCGTACATATATTTTCTTGCTTCTACCACCTGGTCGTAGGTTAGACTAACACACTCCGTTACACCAGAAAATTTATAAGTTTTATCTGTAACACCAACATACTCTTCTACCCATATATTCTTTGGGTACTTTTTCAAAAGAATCTTTTCTTGTTCTGATACTTCTTCATACTCATTCCATGCACTTGCTATGACCCTAATATTAAAGTCACTATATTGCTCTGGATCGTTTTTGAATTTGATGCTCTCTTCTTTTGAAAATCGTTTCATAACATCACCGTACTTGGTAATGCCAAACTTATAAAATTTCTTACCTGATTGCTTATGTGTAAACTCTACAAAGTAAATTTTCATAATAAAAACCCGCTGTTTGTTAGACAGCGGGTTCTCTCACTCAAGTGTGATTAAGCGAAAACGTGATTACCACCAACAGCGTATGCAAGTGCTACCATACGACGTGATGGAGTACCAAGACGATAAGCGGTCTTGCCGTTCTTTGTCTTGTTGGTGTAGATTGCATGACCCTGTGCACGCAACTCAGATACACGTGCTGAAAGGTTAGTTACACCAAAGAGGCCTTCAGCTTGTGCTGAAGTGATCTCTTTACCGGATTTGAAAAAGCCCATAAGTTTTTCATACTGTGTCATTCGTTACTTCTCCTATTTCATGTTAAAAAGATTATTTAATTACAGGGTCACCGTCTCTCAATACAAGATTTGCCGCTAAGAAGTCGAGACGTTTAGAAGATGTAGTCGACTCTACTTCCTCAATGAACTGCTGGATCTTGTCCCTATGTTGAAACTGCCCTAGTAAGATTAGCATTGCACTTCTCTTAGCTTCAACACTTTCTGCAGCCCATACTTCTTTAGCAAATATTGACAAATCTTTCATAGAAGCCGATTCTATAGTAGTTCATTAATTAAGTCAACACTTCATCGACTGTAATTTAATATTATCAAAGAACTCTTGCTTAACACTATTGTTATGGAACAAACCATGTACGGCTGAAGTCTGAGTCATCGATGAGTGAGCCATAACACCACGATTGTCCATACATCCATGAGTAGCTTCAATATATACAGCAACATTCTCAGTATCAGTTGCTTTCATGATCTCTTTAGCAATTTGATTGACCAACTCTTCTTGCAACTGACCACGACGTGCGCACCACTGAGCAAGACGTACATACTTTGACAAACCAATCACACGACCTGTAGGAATAATACCAATGTAGCAAACACCTTTAACAGGCTGGTGGTGGTGTGAACACATAGAACGAATCTCAGCCCGTACTACCAACATACCTTCAAAGCGGTTCTCACCTTCGTTAGGGAATGAAGTTACGTCTGGCATAGGTTGGTAACGACCAGCCATCAATTCATACACGTACATCTTAGCTAACCGTTTAGCTGTATCCTTAGAGTTAGGATCATTATCTGTATCGATAACCAGAGACTCTAACACACGTTGAAACTTCCACTTTACCTCGTCAACAAGAGCTGGAAGTTCTTCTTCCTTAATGAACTCAGAGATGTTATCAGATGCTTTGTATTGAGCGTTAGCTTTCTTGATACGCGATCTGATAATGTCGGATGGTTCAAATTGCTCTTGCTCACAATCTTTATTAGCACTCAATTTCATCTCCTGTAGGGATTGTTCCGATGGGGTATTGGACATTTTGTGTATTGTACCTTTCTTTCAGTTCTTTGGGGATAGCTCGGTCTCTGTTAAAATAAAAGTCGAGTAGCTTTTGATTGATCATCGAAGGTACATTATTGTACAGTGGATCAAGATTGAAACGAAGA